AATGCCTACATCGACAATGTTTTCATATGCCGTTGTAGTTGCAAAAATCTTGACTGATGAATATAGTCCCAGGCTCGGAACCTGCGATAGATCGTTAGTCCCCAATACGTTTGGAAATACTCCATCGTCGTTTTCTTTACGAGTTCGCAACATAAAGCGTACTTCTTTAATTGCAAGTCCCTTGTTTTCAGGAATTGAAACATAGTCAGATAAATCAATGCGACCATAAACTAGAGCGGTGTCACCGTTTCCGTCAATGTCAAATTGAAGTCGATCTCTCAAAATTACGTCATTTGCGCCTTTTGCCATACGTTACCCAGGCGCAAAACGGTTTATAATTTACACCCAACCACGGATTCCCTATCTTCTCCGAGCGAAGCGAGGCCCCGGGGCTTTGTATGTTAGTGTCCCCGACACACCCACCCCTTCCAAAAAAGCCATATTATTTAGAGGTTGGGCGGGTTTTTCTCGCCAGACTTAAATAACATTATTATTTAGGGAGATTCATGGCGAACCAATACTCCATAACCCTAAGCGATGAATCCGCAAGGATTCTGAAAGAACTAAAAAATACAGGCGTGAAGACTTCTCAAGCAATTGACGAAGCAATCAAAACGCTACAAATGCCCGCACTCGCTCGACTTGTTGCGAACCGTCGCATGAGAGACGCTCAAAAGGATCGGGATGACGAATGAGAGTTGAAACGACTCCATGGACTAACTCCTACTACTGTTTTGAGATGAAACCCAGCGACGGAACACGTTACACCGTTCATTTGTGCCCATGTGAACATGGAGGCATTTACGTTCTTGTAAATGATTCATCATGTTGGCTTTGGTTTGAAGGTGAAACATCCCACGATCATGAAGTAAAATTTTTGTTTGGTAACAACAACGAATATACGAAAAAAGCCGTTTACACAATCATGAATAAACATTGGGAGAAGTGGATGGAATGAGAGTTCTCGATCTGTTTGGAGGATTAGGCGGGTTCTCTGAGGCATTTGTCCTAGCTGGCGATGAAGTTTTGAGAGTTGAAAACAATCCGTTGTTGTCCGAAGTGCCACACACAAGTATGCAAGATGTTCTCGACATGAGAGATAGGCTTGCATTGTATCACGCCCAGGGCGAACCGATCCGTGAATATGACGTATTGCTCGCTGGAGTTCCATGTTACGAATTTAGTTTAGCATATTCGGCTCCTCGAAGCATAGCGCAACGAAATGGAGAGCCATGGGAGCCAAACATGGAATGCCTCGAGGCTACACTTGACATAATTAGGATCACAAAGCCTAGGTATTGGTGTATTGAAAATGTTCACGGTTCTCAAAAGTATTTTGCAGAATATGGTTTAACTCCCAGGCAAACACATGGCGCACATGTATTGTATGGTAATTTTCCAATGTTTCACACAGAAAATTTACCATCCAAAGCAGAAAAGGACAAACGTCATTCTGAAATTAGATCGAACCATCGAGCGTTAATTCCCTTGCAATTGTCAATGAATCTAAGAAAAGCAATTGTTGACCAAAAGACCCTTTTCGATGACTACAAGAATCCTTGAACATCCATTCCGAGGCTCAGAGCGACAGCACCAGCAATATAACGCATAATTTTGGTCATGCCTCGAAGTTCAAGAATTGTCTGTTCCATCATTAACATACGTTCTTCTAATTTTGAAATCCGCATATCTTGAGATTTGTCGATTTGACTCATAGCATCAACACGTTTCCATTGTCAGCGTGTTTAATTGGTGGCCATTGTTCACGGATCGGACCAGATACTAAACCTTCATTTGATACTTCACGGAACCAGTCGGGATATACATTACCGAATGCTTCGTCATATGCCGACATCGAACGAGAATCAGCCAAAGCATTTCGGATTTCAGTTGTGGTTTGCATCGTTTCATCATCATGCGACGCCAATTTCAAAAAGAAACTGCCTGGGGCTGTTGGTGAAACTGTCAATTCTGGACGGATTCCACCATAACGCCACATAGGAAACACGTTCCCTTGAAGAGAAGCCTTGCTAATAACTCGCCCATTGGACATCAATTCACTACACATTGCGACATGGTTTTCATGAATTTGGCCCATGGTTGACGTAACAAATGAGGTATTTTTGTCCTCGAAGACCATCAAAAACGATAGTGCAAGATTTCTATATGCCGAATCGGCCACTCCAGCAATATGAACGGAGAGGTAAACATGGTTAGAATAGAACTGTTGTTTTTGCATTGAAGCGATCTGTTTCGATGGAAATTGGTTAAAGTCAACAAAAATAAATTGCCGAATCTCTGCATTTGCCTTAAACAAAACGGAATCATCGCCCCCAGCTGCGTAACGGCTTCCATAAACAGGTGCCGTATCAGACAGGTTCATTTGTGTTGGAATTTGAGGATAAGGTGAAATAATGATCTCCATTATTGGCGGTGTGGCTTCTGTCCCTGCAGGGCTATCGAGCATAGCATCTTGAAAGATGTCGGTTTGCAGTAGGTTGTGAACATATCCGCCTTCAAGATTGATTCTTTTTTGAACAAAAGCATTGCCATTTGAATCAGTTGTAACTTCATCAAGTTCAATGGTTTCTTTAACAACATGAATCGGCATTACTTACCACCCGCTTTCTTGTGTGCTTCTTTGACTGCTTTCTTGAAACCGTCTTTCTTCCATTTGCCAGACTTCATTTTATGTTTTGATTTGATCTGATTGAACGCTTTAGAATATCGTCGTTGGTATGCTGTCTTCTTTTTCTTAGGTGTTGACATCGTATCACGACCTACTATGCTTTCAACGGTTGCCTCTGCTTCTTGTGCATCAGTCAATTGAACTTGATTCAATACTTCACCTTCTTTAATGAAAATTTGGAAACTCGGTGAACCTTGAATTTTATATGCCTCGAAGGCTGGAATAGCAATCATATCGATTGGGAATACTATCTCCCGATCACCAATGATTAAACCAATACCTGCGCCAATACCTGCACCTAGTGGTCCAGCAATACTACGACCTAACCCGCCCAGGGCGACGGCACTTTCGACCTTCGACTTAGCCGATTCTGTTTTCGATCTCTTTGGCAACTAAAGACCCCCTTAGAGGTCTTGCGCCTGGGAGAGCATTTGAGTTAGATCCTTCGAGGTGATTTTCTTAGGTTCAGCAATAACCATAACGTCAAGTTCAGCAGTTGAATCAGCTAGGGCGAAGTTGGAACAGTTTTCAAGACCAATACCAATAAGTAAATCAGTAACAACATCAAAACCTTCTGGGTGTAGATCGGGAGTGCCAAACATATGCTCGTATGTGTCAATAACTGCGCCTGGGCCAGCCCCGGGGCCAGTTGACTGCATGAGTGTTGTTTGCTTTTCAAAAACGCATAGAACGTTAGGAGAACCAATGCCTACATCGACAATGTTTTCATATGCCGTTGTAGTTGCAAAAATCTTGACTGATGAATATAGTCCCAGGCTCGGAACCTGCGATAGATCGTTAGTCCCCAATACGTTTGGAAATACTCCATCGTCGTTTTCTTTACGAGT